AACCGAGACAGATTGCTTCCCGACTCAGTTATAAGTATAACACAACTTGACATATACGTCAACCCCTTTACGCAAAATAGTTGTTGGCGTGATGCCAGTTATTTACCAATCTCGCTCGATCGAACGGCTCATGTCCAACCAATCAAGGTCGTAGCTACCGCCCTCCTTATGCTCGATGTCGTCATACTCTTCACCGATGCGCAGGAACATATAGGCGATCTCTGAATGGTTGTCCTCATCGTTCGCCCACTCGTCGGCAAGCTCGATCAACGCATCGTGGCATTTCACATCGGGGTAGTCGGTGTACCACTTCACATTGTCAGCAGAGAAATTAATTCGGTATCGTCCCTCGTCCACGATGAACCCATTGCCCCCACTCCAGTTCTTTTGTTCCTCACTGAAACATGGGGCGGTAGCTGCCCTAGCCTTAGCTTCAGCTATGAATGTATAAAACGATTGCTTGGCTCGCTCGTCATCAGTCGTGAACCTGATGGTGTATGCCACTTCTGATCTATATCCCATTGCTTTACTCCTTCTCATGTGTTGTTGAATCTTCTTCGCTTGCGCTATCGTGCGCTCGGGTCTTATCCACAGTTGTTTCACCTATGTCTCCTATCGCCTTGGCTAAAAGAATCATCAAGTCCTCGTCGGTCTGATACCCATGTGGCTCGTCCTCATCGTCGGACATCACCTCGTATGGGGCATCTATCCGTGAATAGAACAACTGACCACAGACCACGCTCACCCCTTTCCCATTCGGGAACTTGTACTTGGCGTAGAAGTGACCGCCTAGCTTTTTTTCAAACCTACCGCTAGGATGCCGCCCACTATCAACTATGAATTCATCGTATGGCAGGGCGGGTCTGTCCCTGTCGATCGGCAGAAAGACTGCCTCCATGTGGCTCATGTCATCTCGTCTCATCAGATCACCCTCCCCAATTTCTCCAACACATACTCACGCATCAAGGCATACGCCTCGTCCTTGCGCCCCTCCCTGTCGTGTAACCATATCTTGGTCAACGTCTCGGTCTCGTCAAAGCTCACGCCTTGCGTACCTCGTTCTTTCAACTCCTCGACCAAGTCCTCGGTGTCGAACTCGCTCAAGTCCACGTCTACCTCGACCTCTGTGTAAATTGTTTTGGTACTCATCTGTGAAACCCTCCTTTGTTGTTGATACCTTTCAAGTCAGCCATGTCAGTCAGCATCACGTAGTTGCTCTTGTGCATCGGCACGACAGTGCGCACGACTTGCTGTGCCACCTTGTCCCCGCATGGCAGACAGAACTTGTAACCAAGACCCCAGCGTTGTCTGGAGTACTGATCGCCGCAGTTGCGGCACTGTGGTGTGTGGTTCTCATGGCTCATAACTTCATCTCCTTTTGTTTCACCAAGACCTCGTACCCCAACACTTGTATGCGCTGGATGTCTCGGGGCAGTAGCGTGGTTGTCCCTGCGATGTCGGCAAAGATCTTTGCCTTGTCACACACTGGGTAGATCTTGGACTGACCATAGACCTCCCTTATCTCGACTGTGATATTCATTACTCATCCTTCCATGTCATGACCATCTGCAACACACCCTCGGGTGCGGTCTCAACCACCTTGTCGTACTGTCCCCATGCCTGACACGCAGGGCACTCGGCATCATGCTCGGGGCAACGCTCGCCCCAATAGAACAACATCGCTTCGTGTATTGCATTGCGCTCAGAATGCTTGTCCATTGTTCACCTCCTTCTCTTGAAGCCAATAGTGAAACCCACGCCCCTCGTCAGCTTCCTCCATGTGGCGTAAGACTTTCTCTGCCATTACCTTATGGGCAAACACATCCTCAATCCAAGGTCTCTGTGTGTCACTGCCCCACAATATCCAAACTAATCTCATGTTCATTCCCCTGTGTAAGTCGATTGGTCGTGCATGATCTCAACAACGTAGTAGTCGTCGGGTGTCTCGGTGTAAAACTCTCCCTCGGTGCAGACCCAGCACTCGTAGAACGCCAACGCCCTGTCCATGTATGAGCGATAGGGGAAACCATTCTTCATCAGCAGATAAACCTTTATCTCAGGCTTAACACTAATCACCGGCAGGCTCACCTCATGAGCTTGCAGTTCGTCGAGTATGCAATGTATGGCTTGAAGTTCTTCTGGTGTTGGCTTGAAGTTCTCCATGAGGACTCGCAACTCGTCGTCGTTGGGGCAGTCTTGATCTGCACGATATGCCATCTCGATGGCAATGTCTTTGAAACGTCCCATAAAATTCTCCTTGGTGATAGATAGCAACCCAGACATGGCTGGGCCGCTGATTGAAACAACTGTGTGATTAAAGAATGTCGTAGCCAGTGCAGAACTGGAACAACTCAACGTCGGACATGGACTCGGTAATGGTCAAGCCCTCATGCTCGTCGTCAATGTCTTGGAACTCGTCGAAGTCGTGACCTCTGTCCAAGAACTCTAAATTCTGATTGAAATACGCATCGGCACGCATTGCATCACGACGCATGGTCTCGGTGAGATCTGTCTGCGCATGGTTGTAAACAGTGCGTGGCTTGTGCAAGCGGATGATGGGGCGTGTTACCGATTGGGGCAACACAGGGGCAACGAAATACATTCTCATGACTATCTCCTAAATGGTCAACAACTTGAAATAACAACCCAGCAACTACTGGGTCACTGATTAGAGTCGGTTAAGCTTTTCTTCCCCGACCCAATTCATAGTATAGCACAACTTGACATATAGGTCAAGTGTTTATATAAAATAGTTAATCCAGCGGTTTGTTCTACGTGTTCTAGGTTTGTTCTATTTTCCTATGTAAAGTTAGAACAAAAATGGGTATTACTTGAAGCGGGTTTTGTGCTGTTTCTGTAAGGGGAAGTATTATTATTTTATAAAATAAATAGATAGATATGAAACTTGTTCTAATGTTCTACTGTTTTTAGAGGGGATACGGTTTTATTTCGATTTTTTCCGATGCGAGTTTGCACTCAGCAGGTAAGTCTTGATCTTGCAAAAATCTTCAAAAATAAGACCCCTATGCTCAAAATCGTAGAACATTAGAACAAAAAAAAATTCTTCAATGCTGACAAGGGGTTACAAGCGTTTTTCTGTTCTACTCGACCTCATTTGTTCTACTCTTTTTTTAGAACATGTATAGTTAGCTCGGAGAAAACACTGTTTTACATCAGCTAAGTTTCTCAGAAAATAACTTTGTAGGTTTGTGGTGGCATCGCTAAAGTTTATAAGAACTGATGGACAAGGATTCTAACTAGCGACCCAGCCATTGCTGGCCTCTTAAATAAGTTTCTTGTGCCATGCTACCCGATCGACTCGCGCGCGAGGAAATATAACTGGTTTCAAATAGGCAAAAAAAATCCCGCATGGCGTGAACCATGCGGGATTTAATCTAACTTAGGGTTTCCACTTAGCTAGGAAAGCAATGATTGCTTCATTCAACCTTGCTTCATCAGCCGTGGCATCGCCTCGCCGTTTAGAGTTTTTGCACTTATCTTTCATTGCTGGGATGACACCCTTTTTAGGGTCAGTCAGCCATTCAGCAAAATCTAGATTGGGAGCCCGTGGCGTAGGATTATCTTTCTTAAGGATATCCCTAGCTTTGCCCTTAAGGTCAGACAATGCGCCCTGACAATAGTCATTGATGCTGCTTCTGATCGGTTGCATCAGTGCATACATTGCTGGCTGAGACAATTTCAGTTTGCCAAACTCTTGCTGGGTGTAGCTGAAAATGTGGTGCATTCCAATTTCAACCTTTTCAACCTTTTTATTTTTAACCATGTCAGCCGTGGCTTCGACATAATTCCCGTCGATCACCGCATACAGTTTTGCGGGATGTGTTGCATCCCAGCGTTGACGATACCCAGTGTAGAGCGCCGCTCTAGCTTCATCAGAGACATTCTCAGGAAAGCCCACAATCCGATCTATTGCAAATCGTGCGTGAGATGTAAGTGCATCACCAGTACCAGCCTGAGCAAAGCCCAATTCGATTAAGTCTTTCATTTTGAATCCTATTCAAAGGTTTGTCCCGATCAGCGAATCCGATCAGGTAAAACCATATTAGCTGATGCGGCGGTATAAGTAAAGTTTTGTGGAGGGAAATGACTTAAATAGCATCCCAGCCAGTACTGGGACGTTAAATAATGTTTTTGCTCACGCACTCACTCTCCACGCGCGCGAGGAAATATAACTGGTATCAAAGTCAAGGCGAAAAAAAAACCCTGCAAGGCTAACCTTGCAGGGTTCGGGTAGATCGGTTAACCGATCAATACAGCCTTAAATGCGACGATCGCTTTATCAAGCTTTTCGGGGTCAGCGGTCTTGTCACCGCGTTTTTTTGCAGTCTTGCATCGTACCCGCATAGTCTCTAATACGCCAAGGGTTTCAAGCTTGCCGTTGACTGTTTCTTTACGATCGACCCAGTCGATAAAGTCTAGGTTCGGTGCGCGTTCGGTTGCACCTGCCTGTTTCTTTATGATTTTGCGTGCCCGACTTTTCAGATTACCTAAACAGCCCGACATAAAGTCGTTAACAGGTTCGCGCCAAGATTTCAAGACCGCGTACTTTGCAGGGTCTGTAGATCTAAGCTTGCCGTATTCCTGTTGAGAATACGAGTAGACAACGTCTACACCGATAACGACTTTTTCTTTTACCTTGTCTTGCATATCTTTATCAAGACTATCAAGTAACAGATAATTGCCGTCTACGATGCCGTAAGTAACAGGCGCGTGCTTGTCGTTATAGCGCATCATGTAACCCTTGTACAATTTAGCCTTAGAGTCGTCGTCGATCTTTTCGGGAAAACCGTCGATTGAACTAATAGCGTATTTCGCTTGGTTGTCTGAGGCATCCTCAGTCTTGCCCTGTTGATAACCAAGGTCTATTAACGATAATATCGGGGCATCCAAAGCGATGGACAAGGGGTTGACCGCGTAAGCGATCGGGGTTTTTTTGGCTGTTGCCATTGTTCATTCTCCTAAAATTGAACGTTGAAAAATATCGGTGCGGATCTGCAACCGACAAATACAGTTTGACAGATCGGGGTTGAAAAGTCTAGTTTGAAGCAGGGAAACCCGCTATTTAGCGATCCAGCAACTACAGGGTCACTATTTAGCGATCTTGCCCGCACACGCACGCCACACACGCGCGACGAAATATAACTGGCATCAATAGGCCAAAAGAAAGGGAGCCGAAGCTCCCTTCCCTTACATCGCCTGCATCTGGTGCTTGGTCATGTGGATCGCAACCCACAGCAAGTACAGCGCTCTTACAGTACCTACGTCGCGCCGCGCTTCATAGAAAGCATAGGCTTTGCCGTAGTGCCTGACGTTGTCCCGTACGTCGAACGGTGATATGAATAAAGACATATCGTTTCCTTTCAAAGCGGGGGCCGAAGCCCCCTCTGGTTAGCGGTAGTAACGCACCGCGACACGTTGACCAAATAGGTTGGTCACCTTGCTGAACTGCTGCTTGGCTACCTTGTCCTTGCGGCTGTGCAAGTACATCCAAGTCAGTGCCTGCGACTTAGTCCACGACTTGTGCGTGGTAGCCACGCGGTCAGTCAACTGGATCACTGTCGTGTACACACCATGTGTACGCAACCAACGGGTGAGAGCTTTAAACATATATCCCTTTCGTGTCTGCCTCAGACCATCTGAAGCATTGAATATAGATTAGCAGATGTGGAGCTGAAAAGTCTAGTTTGGAGCAGGGAAACACCCCAAAACCCCCGCCCTGCCTGCCCCCCACCCCCCTAAATTAAAATGAGCCTCTCCCACGCCCCCATACCCTCTGAACAACACAAATAACCACATATTTTTCAAAAATCCAACCAACTAATATGTCAAGTTAAGAAATGGCGACTTTCCGCTGCGTGTAATTCGCCCCAAGTAATAATTCTTGGCTTTCGTGTAGTCGCCGCCCAGGTATGTGTAATTTGTTGAATTACACAGGGCCACTCGTCCGAAAAGGTCAGGCTACCCCCACCCCCCTATCGAATTACACATCCCGTAGCAACTTGGAAAAACGAAATGACCCCCGGGTAGGATTCCTTACCTCCTCTTGCACTAAGATATATTTATATGTTACATTTGCCTAACTGCCGGAGATTCCGCTTACATGTCAGAACAGATCATGCCTTATATAGAGGAAAACATCCCTCTGCCCAAGAACGCCTCAGATGCGTTCCCTGACCTGTCCCCGTCTGAAGAACTCACCATGAGAGCCAACGTGGTGAAGCTGATGTCTGACTTAACAGGCCATCCCCTTGCCCCCACACAAGAGAACGCCAATCAGGCAAGAGAGATTGCTAAGCAGATGATTTCAGATCCGACGCTCAGACCTGACTTCTCTAAGTACCCCAACGAGACCCTTGCCATGCTTGCCGGTATGGTAGCTCAGATGAACGTGTCCATCGTTGAAGAGTTGTCTGACTTAAAGATGTATGTGGTCAACAAGCTGGTAGCAGAGATTGAAAGTGCCAAGGACGCCAAGACCCGGGTAGCAGCACTATCTAAATTAGGTGAGATTGATGGTGTCGATGCCTTCAAGAAGCGCAGTGAAGTGACGCATAAGATCATGTCGATTGAGGAAGTTGAAAAGGAACTCTTGGATACCCTGACTAAACTCGAAGACAAAGCGATAGATGTTGAGGCCCGCGAAGTTGTCCGGGGCGAAGTTAAAAACGGATGACTGCACTTCCACAACTCTCTCCAGAACAACTGTTTAAACTACGGCAAGCCCTGCCGACGATGCCCGAGAAGCAGAAAAGGCGCACTCTTGAGCTACTGAAGACCTACGATGCCCAGATGACACAGACTTTGAGCAAGGAGAGCTTCCTTGACTTCGTCAAACACGTCTATCCGGGGTACAAAGTTGGCCCTCACCACCTGAAATTGGCCCAAATCTTCGAGGATATCGCCAATGGCAAGAAGAAAAGGGTGATTGTAAATATTGCACCCCGCCACGGCAAGTCAGAATTGATTTCATACCTTGCTCCAGCATGGTTTTTGGGCAAACATCCTCAGAAAAAGATCATCATGGCCTCCCACACTGCCGATTTGGCGGTGAATTTCGGTCGTAGAGTGCGAAATTTGGTCGGAATGGAGACCTACAAGGACATTTTTCCGCAAGTTGAGCTGCAAGCTGACTCGAAATCGGCTTCCAGATGGGGTACAAACTTCCAAGGAGAGTATTTTGCAATCGGTGTGGGTGGCGCTCTTGCTGGTCGAGGTGCTGATCTATTCATTATTGACGATCCTCATTCGGAACAAGACGCTAAAACTGGGCGAGCTGATGTTTTTCTTCCTGCTTGGGAGTGGTTCCAGTCTGGCCCTCTTCAGCGTCTTATGCCCGGTGGCGCGATCATTGTTGTGATGACTCGGTGGTCGAAACTGGACTTGACAGGGATGATTGTCAACCAGATGAACCGCGAAGAGGGTGTCGATCAGTGGGAAGTGGTTGAGTTTCCGGCAATTAAGCCCGATGGAGAGGCACTTTGGCCTGAGTTCTGGCCCGTTGAGGAGCTTTATGCGAAGAAAGCTGCACTTGATGTGCGGTATTGGAATGCCCAATACATGCAGAACCCCGTTTCAGAAGAAGGCGCTCTTATTAAGAGGGAGTGGTGGAAGATCTGGGACAAAGAGGAGCCACCCAACTGCGAATTCACCATCATGAGTCTGGATGCGGCGCAGGAAGCCACAAACCGGTCAGATTACAACGCATTGACGACGTGGGGGGTCTTCTTCAATGAGGAGACGAACAATTACGCGATCATCCTGCTCAACTCAGTCAAGAAACGGCTGGAGTTCCCAGAGCTGAAAGCCTTGGTGATCGAGGAGTACAAAGAGTGGCAGCCAGATGCGTTTATGGTGGAAAAGAAGTCCAACGGCGCGGCGCTGTACCAAGAGTTTAGGCGTATGGGTATACCCGTAGGGGAGTTCACCCCGGGCAAGGGGCAAGACAAGATCGCCCGTGTCAACGCAGTTTCCAGTTTGTTCCAAGGGGGCGTGGTCTACGCGCCGGACAGACGATGGGCGAAGGAGGTCATAGAAGAATGCAACGACTTCCCTAGCGGAGCGAACGATGACTTGGTAGACTCCACAACACTGGCTCTGTTGAGATTCCGGCAGGGTGGCTTTATTCGTCTGGATACTGATGAGCCAGAAGACAATTTCATGAAAAAAATGTTTCGCAAAAAAGCGGCATATTATTAAGGGCACATCATGGCAACCGGACTAAAACAGTACAGTGGAGATCAAGGGTTAGCCCCCTATGGGTTACGCCACTCTGGTGAAGGGGCCAAAGGGAAAGGTTATTTTGGCGAGCTTCCGGCTAAAGACGGGAATGTTGCGACTGAGATATCTTCTGACAATGATGAGGGAGAGTACCCGCTTATTGTCCCGACACTAACAGGAAAAGAACTTAAACATCTTTTGGCAGATAAGAAGCCTACAGATAAGATATATGATAAAGCGGAATCATGGGCGCGTACCCGTCGTAAAAGTGGCAAGAGTCCGTTTGCTGATCCTACAGAATTAAGAATGCCGATCCCTAAGAAAAAGGGCGGTGTAGTATCAGCTTCTTCCCGTGCAGATGGCATAGCCAAACGGGGCAAGACTAGAGGGAGAATGGTCAAGTGACTACACAGAAGTTTATGGGACGCAATCAGTTGGTTGATCGACTTGCAGCACAAGTGGGCAACAAGGATACGGCGATCGCCATACTTAAACAACGTGGGCACATGAAAGATGATGGGTCACTGACAGCAGCAGGACAGAAGCGCAACATGATGACTGCTGAAGAACGGGCAAAAGATCGTGCGGTGAAACGCACAGGTCACTCCGCGAAAGATTTTACGTATTCAGCTCGTACAAACCGAGCAACTCTAAAGGGTAGATGATGGCAACAAACATGGACAAATCAGTCTATACAGACGCACCTCAGGGCTTGGAACAACTTGGTGACGAGCAAGAGCCGATTGAGATCACTATTGAAGACCCGGAGGCTGTGAATATTAAAGGCCCGGGCTTTGAGATTGATATGGAGGAGGCTGAGGACGAGGACGAGTTCAACAAGAACTTGGCTGAAGAGATGAGCGAGGATGACTTGATACGCTTATCTGGGGACTTGGTCGGTGAGTATGAGGCAGATATTGCCAGTCGTAAAGATTGGATACAGACCTACGTGGATGGCTTAGAACTCTTGGGTATGAAGCTTGAAGAGCGTATGGAGCCTTGGCCCGGAGCGTGCGGCGTGTTCCACCCCATCCTGAGTGAGTCTGTGGTTAAGTTCCAAGCTGAGACCATGATGAGTACTTTTCCGGCGGCGGGGCCGGTCAAAACACAGATTATTGGCAAAGAAACACCGGATAAAAAGAAAGCGGCTGAGCGCGTGCAGGTGGATATGAACTACCAGCTTACAGACGTTATGAAGGAGTTTCGCCCTGAGCATGAGCGTATGTTGTGGGGTTTGGGTCTGGCGGGCAATGCGTTCAAGAAGGTGTACTTCGATCCCAGCTTGAATCGTCAGGTCTCTATGTATGTGCCAGCCGAAGACGTGGTTGTGCCGTACGGGGCTTCAAGTTTGGACTCTGCGGAACGTGTAACTCACGTGATGCGCAAGACAGCCAACGAGTTGAAACGTCTCCAACATGAGGGTTTTTACCGAGACGTGGACTTGGGCGATCCAGTCAATGTCATGGACGAGGTGGAGAAGAAGATTGCTGAGAAGCTTGGCTTCAGAGCATCTGAGGATGATCGTTTCAAGCTCTTGGAGATGCAGGTCGAGATGGACTTGCCCGGCTACGAGCATACGGACGATGATGGAGATGAGACTGGGATAGCCCTGCCTTACATCGTCACTATCGAGAAGAGTTCGGGTGAGGTGTTAGCGATCCGCAGAAATTGGAGGCCAGAAGATGAACAATGCCTTAAACGTACTCACTTCGTGCACTACGGCTATATACCGGGCTTTGGATTTTACTGTTTCGGCCTTATTCATCTTATTGGTGCTTTTGCCAAGTCTGGCACTTCTATCCTTCGTCAGTTGGTTGACGCTGGTACGTTGTCTAATCTTCCCGGTGGTTTTAAAACGCGTGGTCTACGCTCTAAAGGAGATGACACACCGATAAGTCCCGGGGAATTCCGTGATATGGATGTCCCAAGTGGCTCCATCCGCGACAACATCATGCCCCTGCCATACAAAGAACCAAGTCAGGTTCTGGCTGCTCTTCTCCAAACAATCATTGATGAAGGCCGCAAGTTCGCTGGCACTGTTGACCTGCAAGTGGCTGACATGTCTGCCCAGTCCCCGGTCGGGACAACGCTGGCAATCTTGGAGCGTCAACTCAAAACCATGAGTGCAATTCAAGCGCGTGTCCATTATTCAATGAAGCAAGAGTTCAAGTTGCTCAAGGATATCATCCGCGACTACACCCCTACAGAGTACAGCTACGACCCAGAAGAAGGCGGTCGTCACGCCAAGCAGAGCGACTATGACTATGTGGAAGTGATTCCAGTCAGCGATCCCAATGCAGCAACGATGGCTCAAAAGGTTGTTCAGTATCAGGCGGCTCTTCAGTTAGCCCAGACTGCGCCTCAGTTGTATGACTTGCCCCAGCTTCATAGACAGATGCTGGACGTGATTGGCATTAAGAACTACCAGAAATTGATACCAGTTGCAGAGGACATGAAGCCGCGTGACCCAGTCACAGAGAACATGAACATACTCTCCAATAAGCCGGTCAAGGCTTTCTTGTATCAGGATCATAAAGCACACATCGCTGTTCACATGGCGGGTATGCAGGATCCTCATGTACAAGAGATGGTAGGCCAGAACCCTCAAGCAGCGCAGATGTTGCAGGCAGCTATGTCAGCACACATTGGTGAGCATTTAGGTATGGAGTACCGTAAGGAGATTGAGCAACGAATGGGTAGGCCGCTTCCTCCTTATAACGAGGATAAAGACGAAGTCGAGATGTCACCAGAGGTGGAAGTTCAAGTATCTCAGTTAGCGGCGCAAGCGGCTCAGCAGTTATTGCAGCAACACCAGCAAGAATCTCAACAGAAGAAAGCTCAACAGCAAGCTCAGGATCCGCTTATTCAGTTGCAGCAACAAGAGTTGCAGATCAAGCAGCAAGACCTACAGCGCAAGTCTCAGAAAGACATGGCTGACATGCAGGCCAAGATGGCTCAGATCCAAGTTGAGATGAAGCGTATTGAGGCCAATCAGGAGACAGAGGGAGCCAAGCTTGCATTGCAACATCAGAACAATGAGAACCAGCGGCAGACTCAGCAGCAAGAACAAGGGTTCCGTATGGGCATTGAGATGACTAAGCATAGAGAGCAGTTGAGCCATCAGTCACAACAGCAAGACAAACAGCAACGTAATCAACCTCCGGTAAAAAAGGATAAATGATGCTGCACGAAGTAAGACAAGCGCTGGAGTACACAGCGAAACAAATTGACGAGAAAGTCAAACAACTCGAAGATGCCTTGGGAGCGCGAGCTGCTAGGTCATACGACGAGTACTGCGGGATGTGTGGGGAAATTACAGGTCTGCTCACCGCTCGTAGATACATCACAGACCTGACGAAAAACATGGAGAACTCGGATGAGTGAAACCTTAGATCTTGGACTGGCAGTCGATTTATCGGCAATCATGCACAAGAATGATGAAGAAAAGGCAACGCAACTGCCAAAGCCTACGGGCTACAAAATCCTGTGCGCAATCCCCGAGCAGGAGAAGGAGTATGAAGGCGATATTGGGATTATCAAAGCAGACGAGACCCTGCGATACGACGAGCTGCTCACTACAGTTTTGTTCGTTGTCGATCTTGGCCCGGACTGTTACGCAGACAAGGCAAAGTTTCCGACTGGGCCTTGGTGTCAAAAAGGCGATTTTGTGTTGACTCGACCCAACGCAGGCTCACGCCTACTCATCCACGGACGTGAATTCCGCATCATCAACGACGACTCAGTCGAAGGTGTTGTAGAAGACCCCCGTGGCATCAAACGCAAATAAGGAGCGTACATGTCAAAATTTGGCGGTGAATACAAGTTTCCCGATGAACTTGAAGACGATAAAGCCCAAGAAGTAAATATCAAGATTGAGGATGATGAAGTCGAGATAAAAATTGTCGATGACACTCCCCAAGAAGATCAATTTACAACACCTCCGTTAGATGACGATACTCAGCAAGAACTTGAGAGAGCTGATGAGTCTGAGGAGTACACCAAAAACGTAAAAGTCAAGTTTAAGCAATATAAAAAGGCTTGGCATGATGAACGGCGTGCAAAAGAATCAGCTCTTCGTGAACAACAGGAAGCGCTGACAGTCGCGGAACGAATCCTAGACGAGAATAAAAAACTCAAATCTATGATTCAAACTGGCGAGAAAGAATTAATTTCCACGTACCAAACCTCTGCGGAGATGGAAGTTGACAAAGCTGAACGGAATTACAAAGAGGCTTATGACTCTGGAGATTCTGACAAGCTTTTGGCTGCACAGAAGGAGTTAGTTCGGGCAGAAATGAAGCTTGATAAAGCAAAGAATTTCAGGCCTACTGTACAAACCGATGAAAATCGTGTACAAACTACCCAAACTAACCAGCCTGCAACTCAGCAGATGGATCCTAAGGTCGCTAACTGGGTCTCGAACAACCCGTGGTTTGTAGACCGGAACAAATTAGCGATGCGCAAATTTGCTGAAGGATTCCACGAAGAGCTTGCAGAACGGTACGGACGTGGATACATAGGTACTGACGAGTATTACGGCAGTATTGACAAAGAAGTCAGACGTAGATTTCCAGAGGAATTCTCGGCGGCTACAAACAACGATGAGGAAAAACCTCAACGTACGAAACCAAGCACAGTTGTTGCACCTGCTAAACGTAGTACCGCCCCTAAACAGGTCGTGCTAACAAAGACACAAGTTGCCTTGGCTAAAAAACTCAGATTAACCAACGAGCAGTATGCCCGTGAAATGATGAAATTGGAGGCCTAAGATGGCAACAGACGTAAAAGCAGCTGAAAGCAGATTGTCGCGCGAAATGCAGAGTAGAGAGACGCAAGCACGCCCTAAACAGTGGCAGCAAGCGGATCTCCTTCCCGAACCTGATAAACAGCCGGGATATGCGTACCGATGGATACGGGTTACAACTTTGGGCAAAGCTGACCAACGCAACATTACCGGCAAGTTCCGGGAAGGTTGGGAGCCGGTGATGGTCGAAGAGCAACCTCAGTTTCAAATGTTAATCGACCCCGATAGTCGATTTAAAAATAATATCGAAATTGGCGGGCTGTTGCTTTGCAAGTGCCCGGCTGAGTTTATGCAGCAGCGTGATACACACTTCACAGCAGTTACAAAAGCTCAAGCGGATGCTGTAGACAATAGCCTAATGCGCCAAAGTGACCCGAGGATGCCACTCTTCCGAGAGAACAAGTCTTCGACGAGCTTTGGTAAAGGTGTTTAATTCAAGGAGTCCTTAAATGGCTTATCCAGTGGTCTCAGCCCCGTACGGGCTAAAACCAGTCAACTTGATTGGTGGTCAGGTATTTGCGGGGTCAACCCGTGAACTTCCTATCACCTACGGCTACGCTACAAACATCTTTTATGGTGATTTTGTAACGTTGGTTCGTGGGGATTTACAACGCATAAGCGTTACAACGGGTGTTGTCGGTACGCTGATGGGGGTTTTCCTCGGATGTTCGTACACCAACCCTTTGACCGGACAAAAAACCTTTTCGCAATACTGGCCTGCGTCTACGCTTGCTGGCGATGCGGTGGCTATTGTCTGTGATGATCCTGATACAGTGTTTAAAGCTGTGATGGTTTCTGGTACTACAGTGGTGACTTCTGGCGCTCGCGCCATGATTGGTCAAAACTTAGCAGCAGTTAACAACACAGGTAGCACTACCACAGGTAATTCCGCTAACGCCGTCTTGGCAGATACCTCTCTAGCACTTACTGCGGCTTTGCCAATTCGTGTTGTTGGGTTGGTTACTGACACTGTAGTAGCACAAGGTACAGGTGTTTACTCCTCTATCTCTACCGCTACCGTTACGCTTGCTTCGGCTCTTTCGTTTACGCCAGTGGTTGGCTCTGACGTTGGCTCCATTGCGGCAAATGGTCAGTACATTGCCAGCGGTTCGTATGTTGCTTCTGTAACAAACTCTACAACGGTTGTGCTTAATGCAGCACCGCTAGTGGCGTTTGGCGCGGCTTCAACAATTGTGTTCAATCAATATCCAGAAGTACTTGTGAAAATCAATTTCGGTTTGCACAAATACTATGCTGGTACAGCTGTTGCATAAGGAGTAACATAAAATGGCTATTTCACGTGCACAACTACTTAAAGAACTCCTGCCCGGCTTGAATGCTCTGTTCGGTTTGGAATATGCTCGCTATGGTGAAGAACATAAAGAAATTTATGAAATCGAATCCTCTGAGCGTTCTTTTGAAGAAGAAACCAAACTGTCCGGTTTCTCTGCTGCACCAGTCAAAAACGAGGGTTCTGCCATCGCTTATGACAATGCACAGGAAGCATGGACTGCTCGCTACAACCACGAAACCATTGCTTTGGGTTTCTCATTGACCGAAGAGGCCATTGAGGATAACTTGTACGACAGCTTGTCTGCTCGCTACACCAAAGGTCTGGCCCGTGCTATGGCTTACACCAAGCAAGTTAAAGGCGCTGCTGTTATCAATAACGGCTTCTCTGCTAACTACACTGGTGGCGACGGCGTTGCTTTGTTCAGCACTGCTCACCCGCTGATTAACGGTGGAACCAACTCCAACCGTCCTTCCACTGCCGCTGACTTGAATGAAACTTCGTTGGAAAACGCTGTTATTCAGATCGCTGCTTGGACAGACGAGCGTGGCCTGTTGATCGCTGCTAAGCCTAAGAAGTTGATTATTCCTCCTGCATTGCAGTTCGTGGCTACCCGCCTGTTGGAAACCAGCCTCCGTGTTGGCACTACCGACAACGACATCAATGCTCTGAAGAATAACGGTTCTATCCCTGAGGGATACACACAGAACCACTTCTTGACCGACAACAATGGTTGGTATCTGACTACTGATGTACCTAACGGTATGAAGATGTTTGTCCGTACTCCGCTGGCTAACAGCATGGACGGCGACTTTGACACCGGTAACGTACGTTACAAGTCCCGCGAGCGTTATTCGTTCGGCTGGTCTGATCCGTTGGGAGTCTACGGCTCTCCCGGTTCGTCCTAAAAAGACTGAAAAGGAGGCCTTGTGCCTCCTTTTCTTTTGGTGTATATTGCAACTACCCCGAGATTCATCGGCGTATCAAACAGGCTCGGCTGACCTCATGCAGATTGATACGCTACAACGCATGGAGAATTAAATATGGGATTCGCAACTCACCTTGGCCCTTGGCTGCTCGGAACTGTTAAAAACACCACTGGTACTACCGCAGGCACTATTCGTAATATGGGCGCTACTTTAGTTACCCAATCCAAATCCATTTTGTACACAGACGTTACGGCAGCTACGGTTGCTTTTACAATACCTGCTGGTTCACAAATCGTAGATGCTACGTTTAACACCACTGTTGCTTATGCAACAACCACTCCTACATACGTTTTGCAAGTAAATGGCGTAGCCATTAACACAGCAGCTAACGGTAGCGTGTTTACAAATACAGGTATTGTTAATTTGTTGCTTGGCAATAACAACGCCGCAGGCGCTGTACTGTGTAATAACGTAGGTACAGGCGACGCAATCATCACGTTTACACAGGCTAACGTCACCGCCACCTCTGGTGCTGGTTTCTTGACTGTGAGATACATCGTCAAAGACAGTGACGGCTCTGCTAACCCATCTAGCACACAAGCTTAATTGATCTTGGGGGCTTCGGCCCCCTCATAACAGGAGATTAATTATGCAACAGACAGACGTAAAAAGCGGCGCGGCGGCAGCAGGGGCAACCACAACTATTTTTGCTGGCCCAGCCCGTATCAAGGGCGTATCCATCAGTTATTCAACGGGTGCAACGGTTGTTTTGAATGATGGTACAGCCGGTACAGCCATGTTCTCGTTTACCGCGCCAGCGGCTGCGGGGTCTATCTACATGATGTTCCCCGGAGAAGGCATTAAGTGCAGTACCAACATTTCCGCCGTGGTATCTGCGACGACAACCGCAGTGGTGTTCTATGGCTAAAAAGACTCCCTCCCTTGCAATTGGTCGCGGTGAAAAATTACCAGCTTCCAAAGGGGCGGGACTGACTGCCAAAGGTCGTGCCAAGTACAACGCAGCAACAGGAAGCAACTTAAAGGCTCCACAGCCCCAAGGCGGTAAGCGCAAGGATTCGTTCTGCGCCCGTATGTCTGGTATGCCGGGGCCAATGAAAGATGAAAAAGGTAAGCCTACCCGCAAGGCGGCTTCTTTAGCAAGATGGAAGTGTTAAATGGATATCAACACAATTTGGTCTGCTGGCCTTTCAGCGTTGCTTGGCGGCTTTTGGTTTTTCATTCGTGAGAAGCTTGAAGATGTCAAACGAGTTGAGCGACTACTCAACATAACCCGTGAGGAGATTGCCCGTGATTACACTACTCAAGCAGAAGTGCAAAGAATTACTGACCACATTGACCAACGGTTTAATCGCCTTGAAGCAAAAATTGACCAGCTTATTCAAGCGGGGAAGTGATGCCAAGCAGTAGTGCGAAGCAACACAGATTCATGGAAGCGGTGGCCCACAACCCAGCGTTTGCCAAGAAAGCAGGAGTCCCGCAATCCGTGGGCAAAGATTTTTCAACTGCCGACAAAGGCAAAACTTTTAAAAGAGGTGGTGAGATGGCTACAAAGATGGATCCCAAGATGATGGCAATGATGGCTGCTAAAAAACGCGGCATGGGCGCTGGTAAACCCGGTATGGGCGCGGCTCCTGCCGCCCCCGCTGCCCCTGCTGGTATGGGCATGATGAAAAAAGGCGGCGGTGTCAAGAAGATGGCTTCTGGCGGATTCGTCAAAGCTGCTGACGGTGTTGCTACAAAAGGCAAAACCAAGGCTACTCAGATTTCCATGCCCGGCAACAAAGGCATGAAAAAGGGCGGCAAAGTCTGCTAATTTAAAGGTGCGTCATGGCAACTGAAACACGTAAACGGTTTAACGAAGAATTCAGAGCAGCGCGTAATAGCGGTGCTAAAGAATTTGAGTTTGAGGGTAAAAGGTATACCACCAAATTTAAAGACGATGATTCTTCGCCTCCAGCAAAGAAACAGTCTCAGGATGCGTCTAAGACTGGCGGCGCAGCCGTTGGTAGCCAAAAAACGCAGGATAAACCGCAAGAGTTATACAAACCGAAGTCAACAAGTGAGTTATCTCCAGCAGAGCGTAAAAAACGTGACGATATGGAAAGCTCACAGGCACTTGAAGGTTCACATCCTGAGTTTCTTCTTAACCCGGGGCGAACAGTTTTAGGCGCGATTGCAAGACCTTTGGAAACTGCTGACAAAGTAAGGTCTGCGGTAGCTACTGGCGCTAACGCTATAAAAAATAGCTCCGCAGGAAAAGCTATTAGAGAGTCGCAGTTTACTAGGGCAGCGGCAAAGGATGCGGACGACATTGCAGCTGCTGGACGGGGACGGGCGGCGGCTGAAACAGCAAAAGACCTAGAAAAAACTATGCCGGAACTCAATGAAGCCCCAATGAAACGTGGTGGCGCAGTCAAGAAGATGGCTTCTGGCGGTTCTGTTTCAGCCTCACGTCGTGGGGATGGTATTGCTCAGCGGGGTAAGACTCGCGGAAAGGTGTGCTAAATCATGGCAAAAGATAAAGTTTATACACAAGACATGGGCCAACCGCCCAAAGAACCTGATGACGCATCCGCAGGACGCAAATATGTACCAGAGCAGCTTGGTAGTGGGATCAAAGTTGAACCGTTGCCTAATGCTACGCCGGGGGCTGCAAAGAACCTGAAACCTAAACCGTTGCCTAATGCCACTCCTGAAGGCGCAAAAGATCTGAAGATGCAGAAGCTGGCAAAAGGCGGTACAGCTTCCAGCCGTGGTGATGGCTGCGCGGTCAAAGGTAAAACGAAAGGTAGGTTTGTTTAAATGTCAAGAAATAGAAATAAAGTGTCTTATGAGCAGCTTGAAAACAGGATGGCTGATACTGGATTTTTGCCCGGGACGCCAGAAATGGACGAAGCCGTTAAACAATACGGGAAAGCAGCGAATAAGGATGTAGATGCTCCCGCCTCCGCAGATCGCAAGTACATACCAAAAACAATGCCCTCCGGCACTAGTGGCATGGGTGCAATTCTTTCCGGTAAAGGTATGGCAAAAGGCGGTACAGCTTCCAGCCGTGCTGATGGTATTGCCCAACGTGGTAAGACCAAGGGAACCTTCGTCATGTGTGGCGGTGGTATGGCAAAGGGTAAGCGATGATTGCAAGTCGTGGCATGGGCGACATCCGTGCTTCTAAGATGCCAAAGGCCAAGACGGTCACCCGCAAGGATGATCCGAACAAGGTCAAGGTATACAAGGAAGGCGGAGAAGTCTGGGATAAACCCAACCCTGCCAAGAAGCATACAAAACTGTCACCAGAGAAGAAAGCCAAAGCTAAGGCTGCGGCAAAAGCTGCTGGTCGCCCGTACCCAAACTTGATTGACAACATGAGGATGGCTAAATAATGGCCTATACGACTTCTACCAACACGTTCAACCTTGATCTGAATGAGATGATCGAGGAAGCCTATGAGCGGGCGGGTTTAGAGGTTCGTACTGGCTATGAGTTTCGTACAGCACGCCGTTCACTGAACTTGCTCACCATCGAGTGGGCAAACCGTGGCATTAACCTGTGGACAGTGGAAGAAGGCGCGATCGCTATGGTTACCGGACAACCGGTATACCCCCTCCCAGAAGACACGATTGATCTGCTTGACCATGTTATTCGTCAGAACAACGGTACGGCCTCTACTCAGAGTGACATCAACATCACCCGTATCTCTGAACCTACCTACTCCACCATCCCTAACAAACTCACGACCGGTCGCCCGATTCAAGTGTGGATCAACCGCCAGTCTGCCCAGACAAATGCAACATCTGTCACGCTGAGCAGCACAATCACCAGCACAGACACAACCATTGCGGTCAGCAGTACATCAGGGTTAACCACTACTGGGTTTATTAAGATTGACTCTGAGACCATTGGGTACACCAACGTGGATGGCAACAGCCTGATAAATTGCACCCGTGGACAGAACGGCACTACGGCAGCGGCGCACACATCCGGCGCGGCGATATACGTCCAGAACCTACCCTGTATCAACGTCTGGCCTGCTCCCAACTCGGGCGGGGACTACACCTTTGTGTACTGGCGGCTGCGTCGCATCCACGATGCTGGAACCGGTGTGAACGTGCAAGATATCCCATTCCGTCTGATCCCTTGCATGGTTGCAGGGCTGGCGTTCTATATTGGCTCAAAGCGACCTGATGTTTCTCCTGAGCGTGTGGCGTTCTTGAAAACTGAGTACGAGCAGCAATGGCTGTTGGCGTCTCAGGAAGATCGTGAGAAATCTTCAGATCGGTTTGTCCCAAGGCAGTTGTTTTACTGAGGTGAACCATGCCCAGTAAATTTGCCTCAGGTAAGTATTCAATTGCTGAATGCGATAGGTGTGGTCAGCGATACAAGCTCAAAGAGCTACGCAAGCAGGTTCTCAAGACCAAGATATACAACATCAAGGTCTGCCAGTCCTGCTGGGATCCAGATCAGCCTCAACTTCAGTTGGGTATGTATCCAGTCAGTGACCCGCAAGCAGTGCGGGAGCCAAGGCCGGATACGAGCTACCAAGTTTCTGGTGACCTAGTAGATGGGTATAACGGAGGCGGCAGTCGGGTGTTTCAGTGGGGCTGGAACCCGGTTGGCGGGTCTCAGGCAAACGATGCGGGGCTGACACCAAATAATTTGGTTTTAGCTGTGGAACTTGGTACAGTAACGGTAGCAACGACATAAGGAGTCGATGATGGACAAGAAAGATTTAGCCCAAGATAAAAAAATGATTGGGTCAATGATAAATAAGCATGAGAAAAAAATGCACCAAGGCATGAAGCCAACTAAGTTTGCTAAGGGCGGTGTGACCACCGATCAAATGAAAGCTGTTGGTCGTAACATGGCGCGAGCAAACAATCAAAGGAGCGGTTAATGGCTAAGTTCAGCATGAAACAAGGCGGTAAAGAGGTTGGCAACGCTGCTGTGTATGCCAAGCCTCACACAATGGATGGCAAAGCCATGAAGGTTACTTCAAACGGCAAAGAGCCAAGCAGCAGCAAGCTTGATACGCTTGATGTAAGCGTCGGTGCAATCAGCAAATCTGCTGGCAACGAAGCTATCAAAACAACTGGCATCAAAATGCGCGGCACTGGCGCAGCCACCAAAGGCTTAATGTCTAGAGGCCCGATGGCATGAACTACGCCCAGCTTGTAATTGCAATTCAGGATTACACGGAGAATAGTTTTAACTATTCGACTGATCCTACGCCCATCAATACCTTTATTGATCAGGCGGAGCAGCGCATTTACAACTCGGTTCAGTTTCCTTCCATCCGCAAGAATGTCACAGGTACAACCACAAGCGGCAATAAGTACTTGTCATGTCCCGATGATTTCTTGGCTGTGTATTCGCTGGCTGTTGAGACAACAGACGGGCAAGAGTTTCTTTTAAACAAGGATGTGAACTTCATCCGTCAGGCATATCCCAAGGCAACTGACACAGCAACGCCGAAGTACTATGCTTTGTTTGGCCCAACGGTGGCGTCAAGTGTTATTTCCAACGAACTGTCGTTCATTCTTGGCCCGACGCCGGATAGCGGCTACACAGTCGAACTCCACTATTACTACTACCCCGAGTCAATCGTCACTGCATCCACAACATGGCTGGGGGACAACTTTGACTCTGTTCTTCTGTACGGCTCACTGGTTGAGGCTTACACGTACATGAAAGGCGAAGCTGACATCATGCTTGGGTACGATGCTAAGTACAAGGAAGCGCTTGCGCTGGCTAAACGCCTTGGTGATGGTATGGAAAGACAAGATTCTTATCGTTCTGGTCAGTATAGACAGGCGGTGACGTAATGGCTTTCCAAGGAAACTTTGCTTGCAACACGTTCAAAACAGGGCTGATGGATGCGACGTTCGACTTTGTGAACGACACGTTCTACATGGCTCTGTACACTAATGCAGCCACGCTTGATGCCTCTACCACGGCTTATACGGCTACGGGCGAAGTTGTGGATACAGGGTACACGGCTGGTGGTCTTGCTCTTACGATTGCACAGACTCCAACGGTAGGTAACTCAGGCAGCGTGGCGTACATCTCCTTTGACAATGCGGTCTGGAGTGGCGCTATTACGGCCCGAGGAGCGTTGATATACACAGCTAGTGGCTCTGTTTGTGTGCTGGACTTTGGCGCAGACAAGACTTCAACAACAACATTCACGGTACAGTTTCCCGCTGTATCCAACACTTCAGCAATCATAAGGATAGCGTAATGTTAGTCACTACAACCAAAGGCGACATGGACGAATCTCTGCTTGAAAAGCGGGAAGGTACAGTCGATAATGACAATGAACTGACCTCATGGGTTGAGTACTGGCTGGAAGGTGAACTTGTTCACCGTTCTGCCCATGTGACCCTGAAGAAAATGCCCGTCTTTGGCGGCGGCGAAACAGCATCAATCGGCTAAAGGAGAACTAAAGTGGCAAATACTCAATCAATGTGTACCTCTTTCATGAGCGAGCTTATGCTCGGTCAACACCAGCTTGGCACTTCAACCATTGTGTCCCGTACAAGTTTGACTGCGCCAACGACAGATACCGTTAAGGCGGCTCTGTATTTGGTTTCCGGTACGATCAATGCGGCAACCACTGTTTACACGGTAACCGGCGAAGTCTCTGGCACAGGTTATACCGCTGGCGGCGTAACGGTAACAAATGCTACGGCTCCAACTTCAACCAACAGTTCTGCAACTGCTGGCGTGGCGTACTGGACACCATCAGCATCAATCAGTTACACCACGGTGACATTGACCACAGCATTTGACACCGTGTTGCTGTACAACTCGACTCAGAGCATCAAGGCTATCAGTGTTCACACGTTTGGTTCACAGACCATCACTGCCGGTACGTTCACTCTGACGATGCCTTCAAACTCCACAACAACTGGTTTGCTGCGTTTGGCAACCACCTAAAGGGTAGCTCATGTCTCTTGGCTGGGGCGACAGTACATGGGGCGCAAACGGCTGGGGCGGCACTCTTGAAGCAACGGGGGATGTAGCAACAGGGGCCGTAGGGACGGTCACGCCCAGCCGGACTGTTGCGCTGAGTGGGGTGTTGTCTTCTGGGAATGTTGGGAATGTTGTTGAGACAAACAACCCAACGGAAGACGGCAATATTGCTTACGGGGATGTTGGCAGCGCAGCACCTGTTCTCACAATCGCTCTGACCGGCGTAGTGGCATCGGGTGCAGTTGGCACAGTAACCCACGGCGGCACGGTAGTTGAAATAACAGGCAATGCGGCAGCGGGGTATGTGGGTACAGTTGGGTTGACAAAATCCTTTGCTTTGTCAGGAAATCAGGCTTCAGGAACAGTAGGGTCTGTGATTGCAGTTTATTGGGCAATCATAGACGACAGTCAGACGGCAAACTGGGCGACAATATCTACCATACAAACGGCAAGTTGGTCAAATGTAGATGACAGCCAGACCGCAAACTGGCAAAATATCAGCAATCCGCAAACTCCCGGCTGGTCGCAGATTGATGACACGCAAACCCCGAATTGGGAAGAAATTGAGGTAACAACATGACGACAGCATATACATCACTTTTAGGCTTGGCACTCCCCGTTACAGGTGAACTAAGTGGTACGTGGGGTGATACCGTAAATAACAGTATTACCTCGCTGCTTGATTCAGCCATTGCGGGTACTACCACCTTAAGCACTGACGCAGATGTCACGCTGACAACCACCACAGGGGCGGCAAATACTTCACGGGAAGCCATCCTCCTGTGTTCAGGTGCAAGGACAGGCATCAAGACCATCACGGCTCCTGCTCAGTCCAAGATTTACACCATCATCAATTCCACCACGGGCGGGTATGCGGTCAAGATCGTTGGCGTTGGCCCGACAACTGGCCTAACCATACCAAACGGCTCAAGTGCTGTCGTTGCATGGAACGGCTCTGACTTCATTGAAATTGGCTCATCTACTGTTGGTAACTTCACTGTCAATGGAAACCTGACCGTCACTGGAACATCTACGCTGACCGGCGCAGTCACCGTACAAGGACTCACCGTAGGCAAGGGTAACAGTGCTGTTGCTACCAACACTGCTTTTGGTGTAAGTGCTTTGGCGGCAATTACAACTGGGGCATTAAGTACCGCTGTTGGGTATCAAGCAGGACTTACAAATACAACTCAAGACGGTCTTACCGCCATTGGCTACCAAGCTGGTAGATTAAACACTGGAGGCATCAACACTTTTGTTGGCTACCTATCGGGTACTACAAATGCTGGCGGGGGCGGCCTTGTTGCGGTTGGTGACCGTGCATTAACTGCAAATACCTCTGGTAACTTTAGTACTTCTGTGGGTGGAATTTCATTACAAAATAACACTTCAGGGTCAAGTAATTCTGCTTTTGGTTATGGCGCACTTAACGCCAACACCACTGGCGGCAACAACACAGCCATAGGTTATCAAGCCTTTTACACCAATTCAACATCATCTTCCAATACCGCAGTAGGTTATCAAGCGGCTTATTCAACCACGTCAGGTGCTACGGTAGATGCTTTTGGCTATCAATCGGCATACACCAATTCCAGTGGTAATAATATTGTTGCTATTGGCACTTTTGCTCTTACCAAAAACACAAGCGGAGGTCAAAACACTGCTGTTGGTAGAGATGCTCTTTATAACAACACATCAGCTTCAAACAATAATGCTGTGGGTTATCAAGCTCTTTACAACAATACAACAGGTTCTCCCAATACTGGGGTGGGACATCAGGTTCTTTTTTCTAATTTAACAGGCATAAACAACACTGCTATTGGGCATCAAGCTCTTTACTACAATACCGTTTCAAGCAATACCGCAATAGGTCATTCTGCTCTTCTTAATCATACTACTGGTGGTGATAACACTGGTGTTGGTTCACAAGTTTTGCAAGCCACCACAACTGGCACAACCAATACAGCAATGGGGGTTACAGCACTTGTTTCCAATACAACTGGCTCAAACAATACAGGCATAGGAAAAGACGCACTTAAAGCCAATGTTAGTGGCGTTCAAAATACCTCCCTTGGTGCTGGCTCTCTTTACACAACAAGCGTAACCCATAACAACACGGCAATTGGATATAACGCTTTAAATTCGTACAATCGCACTGTAGATGTAGATGGATTTAGTACGGCATTAGGTTCTTCTGCTGGGTCAAACTTAACAACAGGACAATATGTTGTTTTGCTTGGCTATAACGCACAAGCATCATCAGTATCTGCGTCAAATCAAATTGTTATTGGCGCAAATAACGTAGGTCAAGCAGATAACACTGTTTCAATAGGTTACGGTGGCACTAATTACATTTATGCGACCCCAACATCATCTGCCACATGGACAAAGGCTTCAGACGAGCGCATAAAGAAAAATATCCAAGATTTAGATATTGGTTTGGACTTTATCAATGAACTGAAGATTAAATCCTATAACTGGAAGCCATCAAACGAAATTCCAGAATCCATTATTGGTTACAGCGAAATCAACACGCAAGACACCACTATAACCATGTACGGTATGTTGGCTCAGGATGTAAAGGCCGCTATGGACAAGCATGGCTACGAACATTTTGGTGGCTGGAACGTGCGTGAGGCTGATGGCTTGCAAGGCTTGTCCAACGAGATGTTTGTCTTGCCGCTGATTAACGCAGTCAAAGAATTATCGGCACAGGTTGAAACAATGAAGGCAGAAATTGCTTTACTCAAAGGAGCATAAACATGAATGAAATCACAGCAGAACAAATCGCACAACACTACTCTGCCGCAATGGACAGCGTAAACCTCATCAATGGTGGCAAGCCTGAGTGGATGACTGATGCTGATTGGGCAGATTGCCTTGCAAGGAACAAGGCTCACTTACTTATCATGCTTGAAAAAACGTACTGGACGACAGAAGACCTGACTCCACTGCGTACAGCATCGGCATAAGGGGTATTCACCGCTGCCCCACTTCAGCGGTGCTTTGGAGAAATCAAATGACAGAAAACGTCAACATCAAACTGGAATTGCCCGTGCAAGCTGTAAACATGATGCTTGCTGCTTTGGCAAAGGCCCCCTATGAGCAAGTCGCTGACTTGATTCAGGCCATTCGTGAGCAGGCCATCCCCCAGATTCCTATGCCTGAAGTCACAGCGCCACAAGCTGAAGAAACTGCGGAGTAATCATTGATCCCGTCAGTCTTCTTTTCGCCGCCAATGCCTGTGTCGCTGCTATCAAGCAGGGATGCAAGCTGTACAAGGACGCTAAAACGTCTTTTATGGAGGTCAAGAAGACTGTCGATGAAATTGTTTCAGATGCAAAGCAGTTCGGAGTTTTTGGCAAAAGTTGTTTGGAGCAGACTCCGAGCCAGCCAAGCCTGTGGCGAAAAAGGTGGAGAAGTTCGTTGCCATTGACGAAACCCAAGTCATGGCGGACATTGTCAGCCAGCTTACCAAGCTGTTCAGGCTTGAAGAGCAGTTAGCAACGCTCATCCGGGAGGAAGAAGAAAAGTCCAGCAACGTTTATGACCCAGATGCGAAAT